GCGTTGTGCTACAAGGTGCCGAGAATCCGGCACTGGTGATTTACGCACTCGGCAAGAACCTGAAGAAGGCGAAGGAGCTATCCGAGATTACAGACCCCGTAAAGTTTGCTTTTGCGGTAGCGAAACTGGAGAAGGACTTGAAAGTTACGAACCGCAAAGCAGCCCCGCCGCCCGAGAAGATCGTGTCAGGAACTGGCCGATCGTCAGGAGCGGTGGACTCAACCCTTGAACGTCTGCGAGCAGAAGCGGAGAAGACTGGAAACATGACCAAGGTCATCCAGTACAAAGCGCAAAAGCGAGCATCTAAATAGTTTCAATCTAAGGATTTATCATGAGCAATTCATTCTCAAAAGAAGAGCGCGTCGCGTTCGAAGACATTCTCGAAGGATTCCAGGACTTGCTGGTGCTGTCGCGCCACGTCTCGGTCTACAACACCGACCAGACGATGATGGCTCGTACCAACGACACCATCTGGCGCCCGATGCCCTACATCGCCCAGTCGCAAACCAGCGCTCCCGGCACTCCCGTCACGTACCAGAACATGACCCAGTTGTCGGTTCCCAGCACCATTGGTTTCAGCCAAACGGTGCCTTGGACCATGACAACCCTCGACCTGCGCGATGCGCTGCAAGAGGGCCGCCTGGGCGAGTCTGCGAAGCAAAAGTTGGCTTCGGATATCAACGTGGCGATCATGAACACCGCAGCCGCTCAGGGCACGCTGGTGGTTCCGATCGTTGGTGCCGCCGGTGACTATGACGACGTGAGCCTGTGCGACACGATCATGAACGAGCAAGGCGTTCCTGATTACGACCGCTTCCTGGGCCTGTCCAGCCGCGACTATAACGGCATGGCCGGCAACCTGGCAGTGGCAACTCGCTCCTTCGGCAACCCGAAATCTAACCTCGCTTACGAGCGTAACCAGGTTGGGATGGTCGCGGGCTTTGACACCTACAAGTTCGACTATGCAAACCGCATCGCCGTGGCTGCTGGTGGAGTAACCACGATCGACACCACTGGCGCTCAGGCCCAGTACGTGCCGCAAGCCACCTCGACCTCGGTCGGCGGCCAGATCAACGTGGACAACCGCTACCAAACCGTCACCGTGTCTAACTCGGCCGGCGTTGTGGCTGGCGATGCGTTCACGATTGATGGCATCTACGCGGTGCATCACATCACCAAGGTGAGTACCGGCCAACTGAAGACGTTCCGCGTCATCAGCGTTCCTGCCGGCGGCGTGACCTTGGTCATCAGCCCTCCCATCATTGCCGCCACCGCCCCGGCAACCGATGCTGAACTGCAGTACAAGAACGTTCAGTTGGTTACCGCTGCCGGCGCTGCCGCCCTGAACTGGCTCAACACCGGCGCCTCGGCAATCAACGTGTTCTGGCAAAAGGATTCGTTGGAAATCCTGCCAGGCCGTTACGCCATCCCGTCCGATGCTGGCACCGCAGTGATGCGTGCCACCACCGACCAGGGCGTGGAACTGGTGATGCAGAAGTTTTACGACATTGACAGCATGGTCATCAAGTACCGTCTTGATACCTTGTTCGGTGTTGTAAATAAACAACCAGAAATGAGCGGAATCCTACTTTTTAATCAATAATTGAATAGGATAATACCGCTTAGTGTGCTATCATGCTCTTGAATCAAATCAGGAGTATGATATGCACACCCTCTACAAGTTGCTTTTTGCATCAAGCAAAACCTACATTGGGCAAACGGTACGCACTATGAACACGCGCATTGCACAACACAAACGGTCCGTTAGAAGCGGAAGTTTGCTTCCTGTGCATTGTGCGTGGCGCAAGTATGGCGAGCCGGCTATCTCATTGATTGCTGAGTTTGACACGCAAGAAGAACTGCACGCTGCTGAAAAAGCAGCAATCATTGCCTTGGGCACGCTGGCCCCACAAGGGTACAACGTTGCCTATGGTGGTGAAACAGCGCCATCCAAGAATCCAGATGTTGCCGCAAAGATTTCTGCGAAAGCTGCAGGCCGCAAGTACTCTGACGTTTCCTCATGGGTTGAGGTATCAACTGAGCGCTGGAAAAACGATGAATATCGCAAGAAGGTTTCAGACGGCCTCAAAGCATCATGGACAGATGAAAAACGTGCAGCACGATCAGTTCAAACTAAAATAACTTGGCAAGAGCGCAAGGCATCCGGCTATGCAATGCCAGAGTCAACCAAGCAAAAACTAGCCGCTTACGAGCGAACGCCAGAATCCCGCGCAAAGATGAGCGTCTCAGCAAAAGCTCGCAAACGCTTACCACGAGACGACAGCACAAAGCAGAAAATTGCAGGCAAGACAGCCAGCTCGTGGCAAGACCCTGTTATCAGGGCCAAGCGCCTAGCATCCATGCAGTTGGCCCATGAGAAACGCAAACAGGAAATAGCACCATGCCCCTAAAAAAAGGCTACTCCGAAAAGTCGATCTCTAAAAACATCGGCAAAGAGATGAAGGCAGGGATGCCCCAGAAGCAAGCCATCGCCGTTGCGCTATCCACCGCAAGGACTGCCGCAATGAAGGCTGGCAAGCCCAGCAAAGCCCCGGCAAAGGCCAAGAAGTAATGCAATTCCCCGCCATGCTCTACCAGTCGCCAGGACAACTCCAAAAGCCTGGTAGCGCTGGCACGTACAAGATCATCGGCGTGCAGACCCAAGAGGAGGCCGACGCCAAGCTGTCTGCCGGCTGGTTCGCATCATCCGATGAGGCTATCATCGCCGCTGGCGACAAGGCCGCCGGCCCGGTTAAGATCAAGGCCAAGTGGCTTAGCAGGCCAGTCAAGAAGCGCAAGCCGTCAAAGCCTCTAGACTGGCGCGAGTTGGCCAAGGCAGCAGCCCCGAAGGATGACGCACCACCAACGCGGCAAGAGCTCGAGCTCAAGGCGCGAGAGCTCGACATTCGTTTCGACGGTCGCACGCCGGACAGAAAGCTGGGACAATTGATCCAGCATCGAATCACAGGAGTCTGAGCATGGGATGGACCAAGCGCCAGTTCGTAACGCAGGCCTTCGAAGAGATCGGGCTGGCGTCCTACGTCTTTGACCTCACGCCGGAGCAACTCGACAGCGCTCTGCGCCGACTCGATACCATGATCGCCTCGTGGAATGCGCTCGGCATCCGCCTGGGCTACCCGCTCCCCTCGAGCCCGCAGGATAGCGATCTGGACGAGCAGACCAACGTCCCCGATTCATCCAACGAAGCGATCTACACCAATCTTGGCGTGAAACTGGCCCCGAGCTACGGCAAGCAGGTCATGCCGGACACCAAGATGACGGCCAAGGAGACGTACAATACGCTCCTGTCTAGGGCCGCCATGCCGATCGAGCAGCAGATGCCAGGAACCATGCCATCTGGCGCAGGCAACAAGCCTTGGAGGGTCTACGACAATCCGTTCTTGGCGCAGCCTGTCTACCCAACCCTGGCCGGCCAGGATGGCCCGCTCGAATACACCTGAAAGAGGCCACACATGCCGACGATCAATCAACTAGCAGGCCTCAGTCAGGTATCCGGTGGCGATCTGCTGCCAATCTACGTTCCGAACAACGGCGACGCCCGAAAGGTCAGCGTAACGCAGCTGCTGACGTACTTCCAGACCGTCTTTGCCGCGCCGACCGTCTCCACGAATCTCTACACCCCAGGCGCAGGGTTCAACGTCACCGTTCCGACGCCAGTCAGCGAGCAGCAGTGGATGTTGCTGCAGCCAGCCGGCACGCTGGCCACCGGCACGATCACGCTCCCGCTGAACACTGGCACGCCAGACGGGACTCAGTTGCTGGTGACCACCACGCAGATCATCACGGCATTCACGCTGGCGCTCAACGGCGCTGCTGCGGCATTTGGAGCACCGACCACCTTGGCCGCCAATGCGTTCTTCACCATGCGTTTTTACCAAGCGACCAACTCTTGGTATCGCATCGGCTAATTTTTAGGAGACGAACCCAATGCCTTACAACTCAGCTCCATTCTCGCCAGGCTACAACCGTGGCGTCATTGTGTCGCCGGGAGCAGCATCGGCCACAGCAACGGTTACCGGCGCGACTCAGACCGTCTGCCTGACCAACCTCGGCGCCAATGTCTGCTACATCCGCTTCGGCGAAACCGCCCCGGTGGTCGCAACCACGGCAGATTACCCGGTGCCGGGAGGCGCACAGGTAACTATCACCAAGCCCGGCGATTACAGTCTAATGGCGTACATCTCCGCCGCCGGCACGTCCCTGCACGTTATGCCTGGCGAGGGGTTCTAGCATGTACCCGCTGACCCGGCTGCGCTTCCGAATCCGTTTCTGGAATATCGGAGGCGGGCCGGTTGCCGGTGCGCTGCTGCAGGAGGATGGGTTCTTCCTGCTGCAAGAGGATGGCGCGTATATCTTGCTTGAGTAGAGCTAATGCAAATTCCAATCCTGAACGGAATTTACACTGACGGCACGCCGGAGATCCGCACCAGCTACCCCGTCAACATGGTGCCCGTGCCAAAGGTCAGCGGCATCAGCAACGGCTTCCTGCGCCCGGGCGATGGCATTGTCGCCAATGGGACAGGCCCAGGCATCGACCGCGGCGGCATCGAGTGGAACAACGTCTGCTATCGGGTCATGGGCACCAAGCTGGTCTCTGTCTCAAGCAGTGGCACGGTAACCGTCCTGGGCGATGTTGGCGGGCCAACCACCAGCCTGGTGACCTTTGACTACAGCTTCACCAGCCTGGCGGTCGCGTCCGGCGGGCGCCTGTACTACTGGAATAGCACCGCCGGGTTGCTGCAAGTCACAGACCCAGACCTTGGCTTCGTGATCGACTTCTGCTGGGTCGATGGGTACTTTATGACCACCGACGGCCAGTATCTGATCGTCACAGAGCTAAACAATCCATTTGCCATAGACCCATTTAAGTACGGGTCAAGCGAGGCAGACCCTGACCCCGTGGTGGCGCTGCTCAAACTTCGCAACGAGGTTTACGCGCTCAATCGGCACACCATCGAGGTCTTCAACACTGTGGGCGGCGATCTTTTTCCGTTCGCTAGGATCGAAGGCGCTCAGATTCAAAAGGGGTGCATCGGCACCCAGGCCTGCTGCGTTTTTGTTGATGCGATGGCCTTCCTCGGAGGCGGTCGGAACGAGGCGCCAGGCATCTATCTTGGCGTCTCTGCAACGACAACAAAGGTCAGCACTCAAGAGATCGACAACATTCTCCAGCAGTACACCGAAGATCAATTGAGCACAGTGAAGCTGGAGTCCAGAAACGACAAGGCGCACGAACACCTGTACGTTCACTTGCCAGACCAGACGCTGGTCTACGATGCATCCGCCTCGCGAGCACTGCAAGATCAGGTCTGGTTTGTTCTGGCCAGCACCACCACCGGCATCGCGCAGTACCGGGCCAGGAATATCGTCTGGTGCTACAACAAGTGGCTGGTCGGCGATCCGCAGTCCAACGCCATCGGCTATTTGGTGCAAAGCACCGGCCACCACTGGGGCCAGCAGGTGCGCTGGGAATTCGGCACGCTCATCGTCTACGCCGAGAGCAATGGCGCCATCTTCAACAAGCTAGAACTGGTGGCATTGACCGGAAGCGTTGCTGTAGTGACGCAAATTGTCAATGGCTTGCTCCAAGAAAACGGGTTCTTTTTGCTGCAAGAGAATGGCGAATACATCCTACTCGAGCTCGCTGTCCCAAACTCAGCGGCACTCGGCAACCCGCAGATCAGCACCAGCTATTCGTTGGACGGCAGATCGTGGAGCCAGGACAGGTTCATTTCAGTCGGCACCGCAGGCGACACCAAGAAGCGCCTGGCATGGTTCCAACAGGGTCACATGCGCAACTGGCGTATTCAGCGGTTCCGGGGCGACAGTAGCGCCCACGTGTCATTCGCCAGGCTCGAGGCTCAACTAGAAGCACTGGCGTTCTAAGCATGGCAACCACCGCGCCGAACTCCCGGAAACTCAATCTGACGCGAGACCAGCTCGCGCAGTTCTTGACCGACCAGCAGCAGATCAGACAGTTCGAATTGCTGTTTGCTGCCGTTGACGCCATCGGGCCTGATGGGGTGCTAGAGGTCAACATCGCTGCCGGCATTGCTCAGACCACCGCCGTGCAAGCGCTCTCCATGATTGCCTCGCTGGCGCAAGAGTCGGCCATCAATGCCGCGCTGGCCGAGAACAAGGCCAATCAAGCAATGGCAATGCTTGGGAGCTTGACGGCCTCGGTCGAAGGGCTGCAAATGGCGCCCCCGGCCAGAGAGTTCAAGCGCTCAAGATACGGCTCGTTTTACGACACCACCACACAAACAGCAACGGTCATCAACACGGCTACGGCGATCACGTTCAACAACACCGACTTGAGCAATGGCGTGTATATCGGGTCACCCACTTCGCGCATCATTGCAGACAGCGAGGGCATCTACAACTTTGACACCTCGTTTCAGATAGACAAAACAAGCGGCGGCACAGCGGTTTTTGACTTCTGGTTTCGCCTAAATGGCGTTGACGTGGCAAACAGCGCCAGCAGAATAA